AAAGAACACGGTTGGAAGCTTATACAGATTTTGTATATCATTATCTGTCATGTCCCGGATATGGTTCTTGTATCTTCTGGATGAACTGGACAAATAAGAAACCGTAGCCCCATCACTGTCAAAGACCAGGTGTCCTCCAGACGATACATGACCTAATCCGAATATCTTAAATCTCTCCGTACCATCATCGAAACCACTGCTATCTGTATTTACATTTGTGTAAAGATGTAAGCCATTTTTTACTGTGAGCGCTCCTCCAGTTGAACTTATTTTACATGTTCCGAATTTTAAATATCCATCCGAGTGTATAGTCATCGCATCTATTCCGGCAAAACGTGACTGAATTTTATCGGACGATATCGTCCATCCTCCCAGCGTACCTTTGATGCTTTTTATACTTCCATCGGTTAAAATGCAAAAATAACTATTGGCCGTCACCACACCGTTTAAATTAATCTTGCTCGCGTTAATGGAAATACTTTCTGCAGACTGGTTAATCTGGGAGATCAGGCTGGCCTTGTCTGCCTTTTTGCTCCAGGATGTGGAACTGGTTACGGTGCTGACGATTGCGGAATCTGTGATCTTTAATTCTGCCTTTGCTTTCCAGGTCTCAAGATTAGTTACTTTTGCTTTTTCGGTCTCCAGACTGGCTTGCGTGGCATAAGTCTTTGAAACAGATGCTGTGATAGAATCCGCATTCTGCTTAATGGCTGATTCCATAGCAGTTACAGTCGGATACGATTTCAGAAGTTCTTCTGTATTTGCATTCGCAGCTTTTACCGCTGCACTTTGTGCAGCATCCGCATATCCCTTTGCTGATTTATCCGCTGATAGTAAGGCACTGTCAGCATAGTTTTTAGCCTTCTGGTCCGCGCCGGATAAACCAGCTGAGAGATCTGCTTCTGTCGCATAGGTCTTAGAAACGCTAAGTGTTATACTGTCGGCCATTTGTTTGATTGCAGAATTCATGGCTACAGTAGTGGAATAATTCTTCAGTTTATTATCGGTATCAGCTTTTGCATTGGATTCCGCTGCATCTGCCTTGGACGTTGCGTCTTGTTGTGCCTGGCTTATTGCGGTACTTTGTGCAGTGTCTGCATATTTCTTTGCATTGGTGTCAGCTTCTGCCAGTGAAGATTTAACATTTTGCGTTGTCGCATAAGTCTGGGAAACGGTACTGGACAGCCCATCCACACTTGCCTTAATGGCTGCATTCATTGCAGTAGTCGTGGAATAGTCATTGTTTATCCTGGTACTAAGGTTGGTCAGGTTTACCGAAAGTCCATCCAAGCCTGCTTTGTAATCTGCTACTTTTGCGTCCAGGGAGCTATACTGACCGGTTACGGTATCATATTTACTGCTGATATCGGAAAACTGCAGCTGAAGGCTGTTTATATCCAGTACGGCTGATGCAAGTTTACTGTACATGGTTGCCTTGCTGTTCTGCAGCTCAATCAATTCTGACTCGCTGATCAGTGCAGAGATCTTTCCTCTGACTACTTGGACAGCTGTTTCATTAGACTGGAAACGCTTCAGTACATAATCCTGCGAGTATATATTGACTGGTTGCTCGAATATCATCGGGTTTTTCCTCCTTTCCGGATAAAAATCCATAATAAAAGACACCTTGGGAGGTGCCCTTTAGCATGGATTCTTGTTTTATTATCGTAAATAGGCATGCTATACATAAAATATATGTTGAAGCTAATACAAAATATTATATTCCTATACCGCATTATTTCGGCGCAATCATAATAGGAACAATTGGAGGTTCACGTTGTATTATAGGAATTTTTAACGTACCAAATGACCCAACGTTTTTTTACATACTTGGAAAGGACTCGACAC